GTTAGTGTGGCCAACATGCGGTTGCATTGGGCGGCCAAAGCAAGGTTGACTAAAACCCAACGGCAGAAGACTAGGATGGCCTTGGCAGCTGTTGCACAGTCCTATGGCGTGGAAATACTGCCAGTGACCGTGGTGTTGACTAGGGTGGCTCCAAGAAAGCTCGATGGGGATAACCTACAGTCTGGGTTTAAAGCGGTCAGGGACGGTGTGGCTGACTGGCTTGGCGTTGATGATGGCAGTGACATGATTGAGTGGCAGTACAACCAAAGGTCTGGTGGGCCGAATGTGTACAAGGTTGAGATTGAGGTGATAACATGACGGTGTGCGCAGTTGCCATTGCTGCACCTTCGGGGAAAACGCCACTTGGCGTGAGTACCTTCTTTTTTTAAGGAGTTTACAAGTGACTGATAACTTGGCGTCAGAAATGACAGTGCAAAGAGAAGGCCCAGGCCGTCCAGCTTTGTTTCCGGCAGAACATGAGGCTTGGCAAAATATCCTGCGTGGCATCTCAGAAGGCAAAAGCCTGACTAGCACCCTCAGAACTGAGGGAATGCCCAGTTACTCGCTGGCGCGTCAAATGATCAAGAACAACCCAGAGTTCAGGGCGGCTTACGAAAAGGCCGTAGAAGACCGCGCAGACCGTTTGGCAGAGGAAATCATTGAGTTGTCAGACAAAGAGCTTCCAGATGGCTTAGAAGGCTCTATGGCCAGTGCTTGGGTTCAACAAAAGCGTCTGCAAGTTGAAGCACGCAAATGGGTGGCTGCCAAACTTAAACCGAAAACTTACGGTGACCGCATTGATGTTGCCGTGACCGATCACAGAATTAGCGTCATGGATGCACTGACTCAAGCCAAACAGCGCGTGTTGATGGATAACAGTAACGTGGTAGATGTGGAAGCGAAGCAGGCGTAATCGGAAAGGTTATGCGCTTTTTGCATAAAAATTGTACGGTTACGCGCACGCGCGCGTGTTGCGCAAACGCAACAAAAAGAAAGCCAAACAACAAGAAAAGCATCGTCTGCTTTATACAATGACCATTATGTTAAGTTGACGCTGAGTTATCCACAGAAAAAATACTACTCAGGCATTACAGTCTGAGTTGTCCACAGGCAATTGTGGATAACTGTGGAAAAGTCCCTGTGGACAAGCCCCCAGCCAGCCATGGGGGGCGGGTGGGGCCGGCGCGAAAGGGCCGCAGTAACGGTAGCCCCGCGAACAATTTTTAATATTTTTTATTTTTATTTTTTCGTTTATTATTCGCTCAATGCAAACCACAATCTACAAGCCCGAAGACGAACAAGAGTTGATGGCCACTCTGTGGACACCAGCGATTGCTGATGACCCAGAGGCGTTTGTGCTGTTTGCCTTCCCTTGGGGTCAAGAGAACACGCCACTGGCCAACTTCAAGGGGCCACGCAAGTGGCAGCGCGAAGTCCTAAGAGAAATTACTCAGCACATCAAAAACAACCAGGGCAAAGTTGACTTCAACACCCTGCGCAGTGCGGTGTCTTCTGGCCGTGGTATCGGCAAATCTGCCCTCGTGTCTTGGCTTACCATTTGGATGCTCAGTACACGCATCGGTTCAACAACAATTATTTCGGCCAACAGCGAAGCACAGCTCAGAGCAGTCACATGGGCTGAGATTACAAAGTGGTTGGCCATGAGCATTAACAGCCACTGGTTTGAGGTTGCGGCCACCAAGATCACGCCAGCTGCCTGGTTAACTGAACTGGTTGAAAAAGACCTGAAAAAAGGCACACGGTATTGGGCTGTTGAGGGACGGCTTTGGTCAGCAGAGAATCCTGACGCTTACGCTGGTGTTCACAACTTTGATGGTGTGATGGTGATCTTTGACGAGGCCAGCGGTATTGACGACTCAATCTGGGCTGTGACGGCTGGTTTTTTTACGGAGAACACGCCTAACCGCCTTTGGCTGGCTTTTTCCAATCCACGCCGAAACACTGGCTACTTTTATGAGTGCTTTAACTCTAAGCGCGACTTCTGGACAAACAAGGTGGTGGATGCCAGAACGGTGGAAGGCACGGACAAACAAGTCTACCAAAACATCATTGACGAATACGGCCCTGACAGCTCACAAGCCCATGTCGAGGTCTATGGCATGTTCCCATCTGAGGGTGATGACCAGTTTATTCCGGCTGACATTGTGGATGAGGCAATGGCCAGACCGAAATACAAGGATCAGACGGCGCCAATCATCATTGGAGTAGACCCTGCACGCTTTGGTGCTGACGCAACTGTCATTGCAGTGCGACAAGGGCGCGACATTGTGAGGATTGACCGTCATCGAGGTGATGACACCATGACGGTTGTTGGCCACATCATTGAAGCCATTGAGGAATTTAGCCCTGCACTGGTGGTCATTGATGAAGGTGGGCTTGGCGCTGGCATTGTTGACCGCCTGAAAGAGCAGCGGTACAAGATCAAAGGTGTCAACTTTGGCAATAAGTCGGCAAATCCGATCATGTATGGCAATAAACGCGCCGAAATGTGGGGAAAAATGAAGGAATGGCTAAGAAGTGCGTCAATTCCTAAAGATAGGTTCTTGAAAACTGATTTGGTTTCGCCTATGATCAAGCCAGATTCGAGGGGCACTATATTTTTGGAGTCAAAGAAGGACATGAAGGCCAGAGGTTTGGCCAGTCCTGACGCAGCTGACGCAATATGCGTTACATTTGCGTTTCCCGTGGCTCATAGGGAATATACTGCGAAGGAAAGAACCCGCGCATATTCTGACCGCACGGCAGTTGCAACTTCATGGATGGGAAGTTAAATGGCTACAAAGAAAAATGTCTCTTTAAGCGTTGGCCGTGGCGAAAAGTTGCCGGTGTCCAAAGGTGCTGGCTTGACCGCCAAAGGGCGCGAGAAGTACAATCGAGAAACTGGCAGCAATCTCAAGGCGCCAGCGCCTAATCCAAAAACAAAAGCAGATCAGGGGCGCAAGGATTCATTTTGTGCAAGAATGGGCGCAGTAGCGGCCAACGCCAAGAATGGCGAACGCGCTAAAGCAGCTCTTAAACGATGGAAGTGTTAAATCATGGCAACTAAACCTGGCTTGTATGCCAACATCCACGCAAAACAGGCTCGCATTAAAGCTGGTTCTGGCGAGAAAATGAACAAGCCTGGCAGCAAAAACGCGCCTTCAGCCAAAGATTTCAAAGAATCTGCTAAAACAGCGAAGAAAAAATAATCATGGCAAATACCAAGCCAATTGGCGTTGCATACGAAGACCAAAACATTATCAACGCTGATATTGTCAAGGCTACCGACATCGTTACTACTGGCACGATTGGTTATGCGGCCAGTGCTTTTGGCACCGTGACTCAATCCAACAATAAAAACACAGCGGTAACACTTAACACGCCTTCTGGCCAGATTACCACTGCATCATCACAACTGGCCCCCAGCGCCAGCGGAGTGTTTGTGGTTAATTGCAGCACAGTCAGCAACAGAGATGTGGTGGTGGTTAGCGTGGCTTCTGGCGGCACTTTGGGTGCATACAATGCTTTTATTTCAGCCATCGCTAACGGCTCGTTCACGATAGAAATTAAAAACGTGACCAATAACGCTTATTCTGAAGCGATTAATTTGAATTACGCTATTCTTCACACGGAGAGTTAATATGCCATTGGTTAAATCAAAATCACCCGAAGCCTTCCGCAAGAACGTCAAAGCTGAAGTCAAAGCTGGCAAGCCCGTCAAGCAAGCAGTGGCCATAGCCTATTCAGTCAAACGTGAAGCAGAAAAGAAGAAAAAATAATGGCTGATCCAACCGGAATGGTCGCAGCGGCCAATGTGGCTGCTGGCGGCAAACCACCAAAGTCTGACTCAGACATTCTGACAACTGCTCGTGCGCGGTTAGACATGGCCGTTTCTGCGCTGGCCGAAAGCCGTGAAGACGAAATTGACGATCTGCGCTTTTATGCCGGATCACCTGACAATCACTGGCAATGGCCTGCTGACGTATTGGCCACTCGCGGTGCGGTGCAGGGCCAGACGATCAACGCACGCCCAACATTAACGATCAACAAACTGCCGCAGCACGTTCGTCAAGTAACGAATGACATGCGTCAGAATCGCCCAGGCGCCAAGGTCATCCCAGTCGATGACAACGCTGACGTGGAAGTGGCCGAGATTTTCAACGGCATGATTCGCCACATTGAGTACATCTCTGACGCTGACGTGGCATACGACACGGCCTGCGAAAATCAGGTGTCTTATGGCGAAGGCTACATCACCCTGATGACCGAGTACTGTGACGAGAACACATTCGATCAGGACATCAAGATTGGCCGTATCCGCAACTCCTTCTCGGTCTACATGGATCCGCTGATCCAAGACCCAACGGGCGCGGATGCCAAGTATTGCTTCATCACCGAAGACTTGACCAAAGCAGAATATGAGCGCCAGTACCCTGATGCTGCGCCTATCTCTACGCTCCAGTCCCTTGGCGTAGGTGACCAATCAATTAGCAACTGGCTCAATGAAGATACAGTTCGCATCGCTAGTTACTACTACATTGACTACGACAAAACCAAGCTAAATTTGTACCCAGGCAACCAGTCGGCCTTTGAAGGCACGCCTGAAGATAAGATGCTCAGAGACATGTTTGGCAAGCCTGTCAAATCACGCATGTCTGAGCGCCCACGGGTGATGTACTGCAAGATCAACGGCTATGAAATCCTTGAACAAAAAGAGTGGGCTGGCAAATACATCCCCGTGATCCGTGTGATCGGCAACGAATTCGAGGTTGATGGCCGTATTTACATCTCTGGCCTTGTCAGAAACGCCAAGGATGCCCAGCGCATGTACAACTACTGGGTGTCTCAGGAAGCTGAGATGCTGGCTCTGGCCCCCAAGGCTCCGTTCATTGGCTACGGTGGCCAGTTTGAGGGCTACGAGGACAAGTGGAAGACAGCCAACACAAACAACTGGCCCTATCTGGAAGTAAATCCTGACGTTACAGACGGCCAAGGTGCAGTTCTGCCACTACCCCAGCGTGCCCAGCCGCCAATGGCCTCTACGGGCCTTTTGCAAGCCAAGGCAGGCGCATCTGAGGACATCAAGTCCACAACCGGCCAATATAACGCATCACTTGGCATGGGTTCTAATGAACGCTCTGGCAGAGCCATCTTGGCTCGCC